CCCCCACAAATCCATAATTGGTTTTGTGATGATTTCCTTTATGGATTATATAAAAATCAAGGCTCATGGGTCAAGGAATATAAACATCATAATTTAGGCGGTGAACCTAGATATACTCCTAATAATGATAAGAAACTTTGTGAAATGTTAATCAAAAGACACAGAAAAAAATTAAAAAGTTTAAAATAAAAAAATATTATATCATATTAAATATAATGCCTAAGAAATGCCCTAAAGGTCATAAAGTTTGTAAATGTGACATGAAAAAGAAAAAATCAATTCCTAAGGTTTTGAAAGTCAAGGATGAAGACCCTAATGAAAACTTTGATGATATCCACCCTAACTTAATGGCTATGCCCAGTCTAACTTTGATAATAGGCTCAGTTCGCTCAGGTAAGAGTAATCTATTGGTTAACTACTTTTGCAATCCTGATTTTTATAAAGATAAGTTTGATGTTGTAAAGTTTATTTCAACTACGTTACACACAGATAATAAAGGAAAAATATTAAGTAAACATTTTGATTGTTTAGACCATTATGAAGATGGAATTATTGATGAAATAAAAAAAGAACAAGGTAAATATGAAAAAAGTGAACGTCCCACTTATGCTTTAGTTATGGATGATGTTTTAACAAAAGATTTTAAAAAGGGAAATCAAGTAAGTTTTTTCTCAACTCGTTTCAGACATTATATTGATTTATATATTATTGCAGTTCAAAGTTTCAGGGCTGTGTCTGGAATGATTAGAAATAACGCAACTGACGTAATTATATGTAAACAACAAAATCAAAAAGAACTAGAAAAGATAGCAGAAGAATATGGGGATATGGTTGGCGGTCATGATAATTTTATGAAATTATATGAAGAAGCCCATAAAGATAGATTTTCATTTTTATATTTAAAACTTTCTGAAAATCCAGCTGAAGCCTATATAAGACATGAAAGAAAAATATATCCTACAAGAGATAGTGAAGAAGCTGAAGAATTAGAAATAGAATAATTATTTTTTTTGTAAATAGATTAAAATATTCATAGTATTATAAAATGGATTTATACGGAACTTCTGGAAATGCTATTGCTCAAGGCAATATGAGAACTCAGAGCGTTAGAGATTTAAATGATAAAATACGTCAACATAATCAAGAAGTAGCTGATAGAATTACAGGACTACAAGAACAAACTAAAACCGCTGACACAATTAAGGAAGCTATGGATACAGGAAAAACTCTCTGGGAAGGTTCAAAAATGCCTGGAGCTATTAAAGATTATCAAGCATGGAAAGCTGGGAAAAATAAGGGTTCTAATCCTGATACAGCCGCAAATAATACTCTTAGGGAAAATGCTACACAAGGCGACCCCCAGAGACAAGCGATGGGGGAACAACAATTAAGAGATATGGCTGGTGAAGAAACAAGGGCAGAAGGTTCGCCTACTGGGGCTTCATTATCTGAAGAAGCAGAAAGCGTAGCAGGTTCTAAAGGTAAACTTCAAAATGGAGTTGAAAATCTCCTTGAAGATGGACTAACAGAAGATGGAGTTACTAAACTGGGAAAGGCTGCTGGTGCTATTGGTGGGTTAAGCACGATGGGAATAGATTTATACCAGGATTTTAAGGGTGGAAAAGGTTTTCATCTTGCTGGAGACAACTGGGAAGAAAAGACAGGAAATGCTCTTTCTCTTGCTGGTTCTGTTGCTGATGTTGTGGGAACTTTTTACCCACCAGCTGCAATTATTGGTGGAGCTGTTGATTTAGCTTCATCTGCTTTTGATGCTATAGGTTCTAAAGTTGAAGAAGATAAACAAGCTGATGATTTAAAACAACAGCAACAACAGGAAACAATCCAGGAAGCTTCAGCCCCAGCTCAACAAACAATAACAACAGGAAGAGTTCAATAAGCAAAGCAAACTTCGTTAATTAATATTTAACTTTTTTGATTATTTTTTTTATTTATTTTATATCTGTATAAGATTATAAAATGTCTGCTTATTGGTCTGCTGATAATTCCGTCCGCGTCGGTGAAACTAAAATCTCTGTTCCTAGTGAAAATGGGCTTGATTACTCCCCAGGTCAGAAAATACAAATCTTCCTTGACCCATCTACAAAATACATGGATGGGCGTGACACATATTTACAATTCAATATAAGTTTAGCTCTTCCTTCTGGTAAAGCTCCTACACGTCTACAGCTTGATAAATGCTCTTCTGTTTTAATCAAAAATATTAGGGTTTATGATGGTTCGCGTGGTCAGCTTCTTGAAGAGATTACTGATTACTCAACTTATGTAGCAGTAAAATATGATTATGATAAAGATAATAGTGTTGAAAACATGAGAGCATTAAAGGAAGGTTGTGCTGCTCATACTCCTGAAAATCGTGGAACTCAGGGAACTAGTAAATCTTCTATGGCGAATACAATTACAAATCCTTATTTTAAGGCAACAAGTGGAAATCAAAGCACAACTTTTACAGATACTGATTTCCTAAAGGCTAAGGTTTGTATTCCCCTTCATACTGGTATTTTTGCTAATTCTGATACAATTTTCCCAGTTGGTATGACAAATGGATTATATATTGAGATTGATTTAGCACAAGCTGAAGATGTTGTCAAACAGCTCGATTCAGTTCTTAGAGATGTAAGAACTCCACTCAATCCACACTTCCACTCTGTAAATGGTTCTTCTGCTCCTAACAACTGGGCTGCTGGAACTGAAACAACTAAGGTTTATATTGATACTGAAAACAACCTTGATGGTGCTGAGAGAGTTTCTAGGTTTCCATTTGTAGTGGGTGAAAAGTTTAAGTTCTGTAAGGCTGCGAATAATGCTTCAGGTTCTGCATTTCATGGAGATGTTCCGCTAACTATTTCAGGTATCAATCTTTCAGCGGCTGCGAATGCTTCTGCTGGTCTTATTGAAGTTACATTTCAAAATGCTTCAGTCAAGGCTGGTGCAGATACAATTAATAGTGATTATGTCATGTATTCTACTTCTGTTGCTGAAGAGAGTTCATATGATGTTTCATACAAGGTTTCAAATGTAAATCTAATTGTTTCTCAAGTTCAGCTTGACCCAGGATATGAAAGGGGTATGGTTCAAAAGGTTAGAGAAGGCAAGGCTATAGAGTTTGATATTCATTCTCTTACAAATTATAAACATAGTATTCTTGCGTCTGATAGACAAATTACTTATCAGGTTTTTGCTCAGAATAGCAGGGCGAAATCGCTATTAGTTGTTCCGCAGGATAGTAGTGTTTACACATCAGCTCAAAAGATTTCTGCTTCTGGAACTTATGTTATTAAGGGTTCTAATTATTCTGTTGCTCCTGCGAATGCGTCAAAGAACCCAGAAGATACTTGCTTAGCATCTAACCGCACAGCATATACAGGAGTATGCGACCAGCTTTCTTCAATTCAATTTACGCTAAATGGAAAGCGTGTTCCATCGCGTGAAATCTCTACGAAGAAGATAGCAACTAAGAAATCCATAGATGCTTACCATATCTATGAAATTGAAAAAGTATTAGATAATAGTATGATACAGCCTAAGAGTTTCAGCGAGTTCAATAATAACTTTATCTTTGGACGCGGTTTCTCTGCAGGTGGTCAGAATGGTGTAATGGATTTACGTGGTAAGGATTTAGCAGTCAATCTAAGATATCTAACTGATACTCAGCCTGACAAGCCTAAGCTCTTCCAGAGTTTTGTATTCCACCTAAGGCGATTAGTTGTTCGCGAAGGTTCTGTTGAAGTAATCATGTAAATCAATAATTTCTTCTATTCATATGTTCTTTTTTTACATCAGAATAACCTTCTTTTTGTGTCGCAAAAGTTTCATTATGACAAATACATTTATAATCTTTGAAAAGTTTATTCCAGTAAATATCTAAATTATTTTCTCTACATTTTCCTTCTTTTAATCTCGATTCAATTCCTTCTTGTAGATTTTTTATTAAATCATTATAAAGAGTATTTTTTATAAGATGTCCAGAAGTCCATTCAGCTTGATAAACTCTTGAAAATGTATGATTGATCTTTTCTCGTTTTTTGATTAAATTACAAAGTAAAAGAATATCATATTCTAATTTTTTTACTTTAATTTTTTTATCAAATAATGATTTATCTTTTTTTAATTGTTTCATTTGTTTCTTTGTAAGCTCAGATTTATCTTTTATTTGTTCAGGGGTGTCAATGATTGACCCATAACTATATTTCTCAGGTAATTTTATATTATTGAAATTATTATTTTTATGAAACATAAAATCATCTTCAAGAATGATAACTTTATCTAATTTTCTGGCTCTTGCTATTTGTAAACATAGAATGTGAGATTTTGCACATCCTATATATCCATCTTCATGTTTAATAGCTGAAACTCTTTCATAATCATAACCTTGTAAAAGTTTTTCCATATGATCGCGTCTGTCTTTTCTTTCATCAAGATTGATATAAAGTATTTTAGGCATTGATTTTTCTTTTCTTTCATAAACAACATGAAAATCTTTATTTGAATAAACTTTCTGAAATCCTAAATTAAAAAACTCTTTTTCAAGATAATCATAATTACAATAATCTGCTCTATCTTTTTCTATGATAATAAGCCTTAAATTATCAAAAAGATTTTTGTTTTCATTGTAAAAGGTTTCTAAAAATCCTTCGCAATCAGCAAATAATACATTGAAAGGTTCTTTAGGTAAAGAATAGTTAGGGGTGTCATTCATTGACCCACCCCTACAAGTAAAAGCAGCCCAGTCATTATTATCAGGAAAGTTTCTACTATCCTTAATTATTTTGAGTTTATTTTTGCTAATAGTTCCTTTAATAATATTAAAATGACAATTATTATTTTTCTTGTTTTTTTCTAATGCTTCCCATACTCTAATATCTGGTTCAACTGAATATTGATGAGTTTTATTTTTCAGCTTAGAATTAATTGCACATGAAACTCCGCCATATCTTGCTCCTAATTCTAAAACAAAATCATCATCTTTGATAAACTCTTTTGCTAATTTTATCTCAGTCGATTCATATCGTTGATAATTAACTTTTTCATTTCTTTCGTTTACAAAGTTCATTTATATATAAAAATATTTTTATTTATTTTTGTTTCTAATATTTTATATTTTATTTAGTATAAAAATATGAGTTCTCGTTATATTGAAATTAGACCTGACAACATCCCAGCTGATGGTAAAATCTCGTTCAAAAATGGTTTCCCTGTGTTATCATTTACTATTTCCGCCCAGAGTGGAATGTTAGACCCACGTTCTATCAGAATTGTAGGAGATTTCGCAGCTTACAAGGATAATCTTGCAACTCCCACTCCGTTAACTAATGGAGACCATATAACCATGAATAATCGTTTAGGTATTTACAATTTAATTGATACGTTAACTATTCGCTCTCAGCGTTCAAAGATGATTTGCGAGAGCATTAGACATTATGCAAAATATATGAATAGTTACATGGCTTTAACTTCATCTGCTCTAGGAGACCAGTTAGGTCATCTTTCGCAGACTTGCTTAATTCAACCTAACCCAGTAACTTTCAGAAAATCAGTTATGGAAAGCCCTACAACTACTAAGCCACAGACTAACTCTTTTTCTTCTCATATTCCTTGCGGTTTTGTTCAGTCTGGAAACTTGGTTGATTTACGCCCTGATGCTTTTGGTGGAATTGTTTTAGAGTTTTTACTTCAGCCTGATAGTAACGTTCTTTTCCAGTTAGCTGGAGATACTACTGGAATTGGTGACGCTCATTATGAATTATCTAATCTTAAGCTGACCTGTGAAATACAAGACCCAGGAGACACACCACCAGCATCTGAAGGAACTATGGATTTTAATACTATTACATCTCTCTATACTTCAATCAATTCTACTAATGCTCAGATACAATATTCTCTTGCTCTTCGTCAAGTTCATTCTGCATTTATGACTTTCATGCCTGTATCTAATATTAACACTCTAACAAATGATGGACAGGCTACAACTTATCCTTCTGGCGTGGGTTCAAGTAAAACTACTCTCGCTAAAATCAAGCGTGTTCAATTTCTCAAGGGGGGTGTCAAATATCCAGCAGATTTTGACTATGTAGCAAATACTGAAGAGACTGGAAACGAAGATAGTAAGTTACCTGACCCCCTTATTGTTAAGGGTTTAGTTGATGCTCTTGTTCCAGCCTATGGAATGGGTCGTTCTTCTGCTTCTCCTGCTAACATGAACAGAAATTATAATATGACTACAAGCGTCGCAGGCGAGTTCTCTTACAATAATATTCCACTAGGTGGGTCTATTATGGGCTTAGGTGTCAAGTATGGTTTAGGTGGTGGAGAAGATTTCTCTATGGAGCAATTTGGTGTCAGTATTGATAGCGAACTTACAGCAGATAATCCTATCGGTGTTTATATTTTCATCAAGTCTGCGGCTCAATTAGTATACAACAGAAATGGAGTTCAGCTTAGTCAGTAAGTAATATTATCTATACCATAATTTTTGATTTTTTTTTTATTTATTTTATATCTTTGTAAGGTTATAAAATAATGGACGTTGATAGTGATACAAAGCCACCGCCGCCTACTCAATCAAGTGCTAAGCCTTTAGTTGGTCAGGATGATGGACGAACTCCTGATTTTCTTATGCTTCAGTCGATTCCAGTCAACTATGTTCAGCAGTTAGAAACTGATTTACTTGAGCCAGTTGTATTTAATCAAGGAACTACAACTTCTGATGGTTTCTGCCGTTTTACTCTACAGAATAAGGGTTTCCTTCATTCTCATTCTAAGATTTTTGTTGCTCTTAAACTTGCTTCAGGTTCAAATGATAGTTCTTTCCCTATGCCCCATGTAGGTATAGGTCAAATTGTAAAGAAGGCTGTATTGAAGATAGGAAATAAAGCAATTAATGAAATTGATAGCTGGAGACATCTTTTCTCAGTTAAGTCTTCTCTAATTACAAATGAAAATAACCTTGAAAGAGAAATGTATATGAATGGTCGTAGTATGTCTCATGATTTCAACTACACTCTAGGCTCTCGTTTTGAAGCTGCTGGATATGGTCTAGAGAATGGACTTGAGAATGATGTTGATACTCATACAAATAAAAATATTCCTGAATGGTTACGTGTTTCTACTGATGAAAAAACAAACCCATCTCTTGCAATTGATTTATCTGATTTATTCCCCTTCCTAAAAGTTCATCAGCTTCCGCTTTACATGATTAATGAGCCTATTAATATTGAATTAACTTTCTATCCGCAGAAGGGTCAGCGTATTCAGATTAAGGAAGGTTCGTCTGCTGATATCAACTGCGAAATTGTAAAGGATGAACTCAAGTTCTGTGCTGATTACATTTTCTATGGTGCTACTGATGAGATGGAAAGATACGAGAACGCAAATCCAGAGATTAACTTTTCATTTGTTGATTATCGTGTAGTAGAACACAGCACAACTCAGGCGGCTGTTCGTCAGAGTGTTGTTCGTAATCTGGGTATGGCTAATCGCCTTGTTCCACGTGTTATTACTATGCTTAGTGATAGTAGTGAAAGTGAAGATGGTTTACTGGGTGAAGTTAATGCTCTGTCTCCACTTGTTGATAGTGATGGTGTTGTGGGAACTACAACTAAGACAGCTTACAATCTCAAATATAATGATAGATTTGAATACACTACGGCGATTGATAATAACGCAAGGCTATTTAGTGAATTAACACATTCTGAAGGTATCCCCTTCATTACTCGTCAAGAGTTCTCAGATGAATGTAGGGCTGGTGGTATGAATGCGTCATATGCTGGTCATGACCAGGATTTAGAGCTTACTGGTCAATTCTTTTACATAGGAACTAAGCTGACAAATGGGCGAGTAGGTCAGCGTGGTATTGATTTATTCATTACTGGTGACTTCCCTGCAGGGCTTGATGTTATGCGTAGTTTCTGCGAATATGTAAGGGTTGCTACACTCAAGGGCGGTATGTTTGAACTCTATAATGCATAA